CTAATTATTCAGCCTATTATTAATCAATATTTATAATATTCTACTTTTTGATGCTTCGAGATATGGCAGACATATAATTTGCCATAGAGCCGTTCACTTTTGTTTCTTCCTCTAGATTTTCTAGAGGTTCTTCATCAGACACATCATTATTTTCAGCAACTTCTTCTTGTGGGAAGTAGTTCTCTTTTATAGTCTCTAACTTAGAGGTATATTTATCGTCAGAATAATCTACACCTTCAGCTAGTGATATAAACTTTTCCTTTTGAGTTTCAGTGAGTCCTTCACTTACTGACTCTAAGGCTTTGTCCATTTTTAGAGCATTCAACTCTTTTCTGAGTTCAATGTTCTTTTCTATTTCTTCGTTCACAGCAGTTTCTTGTTCTTCAACTTTAGAAGCCATCTCATCAACGATATCTACTTTATCTTCTGGAATGTCGATATAGTTTTCGGTGAAAAGATTTCTAAGTCCTACCATAAAGTTTTCTACTATTTCAGCACGTATGCCTTTTTCGATAGCAAGTTCATTTTCTTTTACCCACTCGTTTACAACGTAGTCTAGGTAATCATCAAGCTTACTTTCCATATCGGTTCTGGCTGTGGCTCTTTCTACTTCAATTTCAGCATTCATGTCTATAGTAGCAGACTCTAATACTTCATTTACTTTTGAAAGAACAGCAGATTCAAAAATAGTTGTTGCTTTATCTCTGAAGTCCTCTGACAAATCTTCTGAGCCAAACATTGCTTTTATGTCTTCTGATACATCAATATCATCTTTTGAGACTTTAATTATTTCTGACAATGTAGGTTGATCTTCTGCTTCTGCTGATTCTGCCACTTTACTACCATAACCCTCTGAAGGCTTCATCATGGCATTAACCATATCTTGAACTTGAACCTTTTTCATTGATTTTAGTTTTTCTACAGCCGCCTGAATCATACCAACTTTTGTGTTAGGTAATTTTACCATAGGATCTCCACCCTTTGGTGCTTCTTTACCTGAATTAGATTTAGCCTCTGGATCTGGAATTTCTGAAGGATCGCCCATTGATGCTTTTTTCGCCTCATCAATGCTATCATCTAAGTCAACTTCAACTTCCTGATCAGCAACCACATCTTCAAGGATGTCATCTTCCTCTAGATTTGTTTCTTGAACTTGATCGGACATGTGTCTTGCTCCTTTTGATCGATTTTAAGTTATTTACAATCTATTTATAAAATCATAATTTTGAAAGAAAATTTTCAAAAACTTTTAGTTTTACATTCTCTAAATCACTCTTTGAGGCAGTCTTAACCTCATTTTGCATTTGTGCGATATCGGCTTCTTTTATTAATCCGTTATCCCATACCCATTCTTTACTCTCCATAATACCATTTACAAACGCTCCTGGTGCCGATGGATCGGCAACAATATCGGCGGCAGTTGCTAAGTAAAAATCTTTCTGTACTTCGTTAGTATTGCCTACTTGTTTTAAACTACCCATACCTCTACTAGATACACCTAATTGAGCGCCTTCATTTATTAACGACTCAACAATTTTTCCGTATGGCGTATCTGTCATAATCTTAGCTTTACCCATGAAATTTGAACCATCTGCTTCTAGTTGTGTTATCATATGAGATACTCTTTCTAGATTGATGGTTGGACCTTGTGGGTGCCCTAATTCTCCGTATGCTCTATTCTTTTGAATATATTCTTTATTATATCTATTTACTTCTTTTTCTAATATGGCTTTAGGGTATCTTCTACCATTTCTATTTTTCATATCAGCTTGCATAAAGATACCTTCAATATGCAATGCTTTCTTACCATTAGCACCTTCTGTAATTTCGTGTGTTATTTCTTCATTAACTTCAGTTATTAGTTTCATCTCTACTAACCTCCAGATGCAACATGTGTGCCAGTAACTGTAGTCGGACCTCTAAGTCCTTGTCCTATTACTAAATTAATTACTACAGTTCCGTTAGCTGGTATCTTAATGGTACCTAAATCTGCATTATCATCTTCATTTCTTAAAGTGACTTCAGTTGCAGAGGTATGTCCGCAAAGATAAACAGCCGTTGCAGTTTTAAACTTTGTAGTACCTGTCGCAAGTGCTGTTGCTGTTCCCTTTATTGATATTCCCATTTCTTTACCCTATTTCTTATACATGATGTCTAATACTTTCATAAGTCCTTCTGGACTACCATCAATCATCTTCTCAACCTTCTTCTTTAATTCAGGCTTTGTAATTCTTTTATCATACGACTGCACTATCATATTAGCTGTCTGCATATCGATGTTCATCATCTTACCATTTTTAAATTTTACTTTAGAAGCCTGCTTGTCTTTTACAATCTTACGCAGTGTATCTAGTACGCCCTCATTTAACATTTTTGATATCGCCATTAAAGATATGATCTTGTCCGTTCGGTTCTGCATCAGACTTTGTGAATGAATGCATTCTTACAAATTCTTCTTCACCTTTAGAGCGAGGTTTTAGTGCTTTGGCTTCTGCATCATCATCTTGCTTATCCATATTGGCAAAGTCGGCGGCGATATTTTCATCAAATTGTTTAAATCTATGTAGTTTCATCTTCTGGTACCTCTACCTCTTGTGGCTCATCTACTGCAACTTCATCATCTTTAGGTGACATAAAATTAGCGGTAACATCTACTTTTTTAACTTCAATAGCAGATTGAACTCTATTGGCTAGTATATCATGTATAGCATTCTTAAACTCACCAGAGTTATTGTTTACTGCAAATTCTACTGCATCTTTTGTAGTATATTCAGCCATTATTTATTTCCTTTCACTTATTTATAATTTATTCTTCTTCATCAGCAGGTTCTTCTGTTTCTGCTTCAGCTTCTATTTGTTTGTCTATATCTTCTTTATCTTCATCAGTCTGTTTCAAAACATTAGTTCTAATCCAATCAGTAGAGAAGTATTTACCAGTATATTGATCAATCTCTTGTAATAGTGTCAATCTTTCTCGTAACACCTCTGCATCTCTAAGTTCTGAGAAATGATTATCTTCTTGATAGTCAAACTTAATTTGATCTTTTAATTCATTCCATTCACCGAATGTCATAATACCTTTGAGTAATAATTGTTTTTCAAGTAATACCATGAATAATTCTGAAAACTTAGAACGCAATCTTGTTACAAATTTAGAAAACTTAATCTCATCTCTTGTTATCTCTGAGGCTCTACCAACATTAAATTGTGTTTCTTGCTCTAATCTTGATACAGGTACATTTAATGATTCATATAACTTTCGTCTGAAATATTGTACATCATCTAGTTCACCTAGATTTTGTCCTCCAGGTAATGTGGTAATCTCTGTACCTCTACCACCTTCTCGTCTAGGTAACCAGTAATCTTCAAGCATTGTGAGAAACTTTCTATCATCTCTAACTTCACCTGTGTTTGCATCATATACAAGTTTATTCTTATGCTTTACCATCATATCTCGTAGATACTGTTCAGCTTTTTGCTTTGGTAAGTTACCAACGTCAATATAAAATATTCTTCTTTCAGGTGCCCTTGCAAGTCTATAGATGACTGTTGCATCTTCTAACATTCTTAATTGATTGAGAGGTTTTATCGCTTTATGTAAATGTCCTAGTATATTATAGTTTCTAGTATCCATAACACCACTATGGCAATATGCTATGGCATCTGGTGCTATCTTGATACCTGAGTTTGAATCATTTGAACCTTTACTTTGATATAGATAAAACTCTTCAAACTTCTTATTCAATACCTCTTTACCTAGAGTACTTGCTGTTTGTTCTACTGTCTTTCTACTTCTTACAGGTTTTTTAACTTTCTTAATTTTTCTAGGATCTATAAAACGTAATTCTTTAATACCTAATCTAGGACTCTTTAAGTCTATAACTATGTGATAAAAAATCTTACCATCAACATACCAGTTACGAAATACATCATAACCTTTTGTATTCATCTTTAAAAGTTTTAAACAATGTTCGAACTCATCTCTTATTAATTCTTTGATATCATCTGAGAGTTCTTCAATCTCATCTAAATTTAAGTCAATTGGCATTTTGTTATCATCAATGATAATTGCTTCATTGACAATATCATCAATGGCTTTCTCTGCCTCTGGTTGCAGAGCCATCTCTCTATACTTTGTGATTAGTGCTGTTTCACTTTTAATTCTATTATCTAAATCAACTGTCGTACCGAAAGCACCGCCTTCATTGATAGCGATAGCGCCATCATCTTGTGAAGGTGGTACAAATGAGGGAAGTGCTTGTTCTCTTTCGGGACGCCCTATACGAAAACCGAATAACTCTACTGCTTCTCGCAGAAAGCCTTTTCTTTCTTCTGCCATATTATATCCTTTACGTGTGTCTTGTATTATTTATGACTCACGAAATCATCAATTTGGTTTAAATTCCGCCAGCGTTTCCAGTAGTTCCGCCTGATACTTGCCAATAATCATACTGAAATGTAACAGTATATTCTTGGATTGTTTCAGCGTCCCACGCCATATCTATAGTAGATACTTCAGATGGGTACAATCCTACAAAATCATACACTCTTAAAATTTCACCTGTCTTTGAGAACTGAGTAACTTGTGCTGAAGCTTTGTATAGACTAGGAGCAGAACCACCAGTTGCTCTCAAGTTTCCTTGAACGCTATTAATTGAATGATTCCATTGTTCCATTGCATTTCGTATACTCATGTCTTCATCATTTATAATAGTAGGTGCCCACTCTGCATAAGTTCTATTTCCTGCAACTTTAATTTGTCTACCAAAGTATGGTACTTCGATTGTTCCCAATGTGGCGGCAGGCACTTGAGCCCCCTTACACATGAAAGGAACAGTAGCATCAGCAACTCCGTTTATGGGATTGGTGATATTTACTTGAAAGAGTGAATTTCTTGCACCACCTGATTTTAGGGCGCCAGCAAATTCGTTTACGTTAAAAGCCATATTTTTTCTCCTGTATCCCTATTTATGTTGCTTTGCCTACTATTTCAGAAAATTCTATACCAGAACGTACTGCAACAAAGTTAAGTTGAATGAAGTTTATTGAACGTGCTGGTTTGACATAAATGTCACCAACAAATTCATTTCTATCAATCACTTCACCTGTATTGTTTGTTCCATCACATACAACTGCGAAATCTGTAATACCTCTTCGCCCTTGAACATCTCGTAAGAATGGTTCTACTAGATTTTTAAACTGTGATTGTGTGAAAGCATCGTTAAATTCAAACAATGTGAATTTAGCCGCTGTTGCAATCGCTTTCTCTAGTACAATGAATAGTCTTCTTACATTTATTCTGTCAAAAGCACTTGGTTGTGTGAGCATTGTCTTATCACCAAACAGAACAGTTCCTTGTCCTGGAAATGATACGACTGGGTTTACACCTTTCTTATAGAGTTCATCTCTATCTGCTTTTGATGGATTGAATGCTAGTTTAACTGCATTCTTAACATTACCTCTGTTGTATCCAGCTGGTGAGTACCATGGATCTCTTGTCAAGTCTGATTGTACCATGAGTCCAGCAGTATCTCCATTTAGAGGCACATATCTGAATACATCATTATACTTATCATACATGTACTTCCAACCTGAGTCTAGTACGCCATATGAAGACGATGGTAAAGTATCTCTAAATGCTATGACATCTTGTGCCTGTTTACCATCATAACTATCATTGTTTACTACATCGGTTCTTTCGGGTGATATCACCGCAACACAATCTTTTCTATGTTCAGCTATATTATTAATTAAGTGTGTAGCAAGTGTAGTGTCAGCAGAAGAACCCATCACTAAAGATACATCTACATCATCAGATGATTTAAACAGATTGTATCCAGCTGTGTAGTTTGCTGTTGTAGGTATACCTCCATCTTTAGCAAGTGATAAGCTATTTGTTACTGGTTTTGTGGCACCACCAAACGCAACACCAGAACCTGCTGTTCCATCATTACCTTTTTTAGCTTCTGAACCAGCATTTGTCAAACTTGAATTGTGGGCTCCCCACCATATCCAGTTTGAACTTTGATTGATAACATCTTTGTAGAAATTATTTCCACCTTGTTCAGTTTTAGCATCAGAGGCTGTTGATACGTGTGAATATGATTCTATCATAGAACCTTTTGCACCTGTGATATCTCCATCTTCATCTACAACTGCAATGTGTATTGCATCTCCAGTTGAGTTAACTGTGTTAGATGAAACTGTAGTGGTTGGTGGGTGATCAAATGAATTGAAAAACTCCCATCTTCTTGTAATTGCACTAGCACTTCTAGTAAGTGTGTCGCCAGTATAGTTACTGTCTAGTGTGATGTTGTTACCAGATATTGCTGTAATTTTTCTTTGCTCTAAGTTTGTGCCTAATAACAGTATATCACCAACTGTAAAGTCGGTTGACAATGTAATTGAGTCTTGGTTGAATACTAGAGTCTTTGTGTTTTGGGTTATTGAATATGTTGCGGTATGCAAGGTACTAGCACTTTCATAAGCCGCCTTACTTTGACAGACAGATACTTTTACGCTGTTACCTAAGATACCAGGATATCTTGCAACCCAATCTCCACTGCTTGAGTTGTGTGAATATGTTTCGTTATAATAATCATCGTTTGAGATATAAGCGGCGACAGTGCCAGACACGGCGTTTTTCGCTACTGAGCTATCTACAACTCTGACTGTTACTAGAGAGTTACCATATGCTAAAAAATTGGCTGCCGTAAAGAAGTCATCAGCCGTATTTGCGTTAGGTTTGTGAAAATTAGAGACTAATCTATCTTCTGAGTCGATTAGTACTCTCTTATCAGCAGGTCCCCAACGAAAATGTCCAGCTATCGCTCCAGTTGTTGTTGATACGGCAGGCACAACAGTAGTAAGATCTACTTCGCTTACATTTACTCCAGGTGATACTTGAAATGCCATTGTTTATCTCCTTCTAAGAATAACAAGATTTTACTTATTGAATTATTCAATATTTATAAAAAGTGTTATTTAGAATACACTAAAACTATCTTTGTTGCCTTTTCTGATAAATTCGTCTATATCATCTTGCGAATGGATAATACCTTCTTCTGGTTGTCCATCATCGATAATAGCGAAAGGTAGTGCTTCATCGTCTAACATTCTCAGTTTTTCATCATAAATTTTTTGTCTTATATCAGTATTTGTAATATCTCTAAAATATGTCTGTTTTGCTAACCAAGAGAACAGTACACAACACATCACCAGATCATCATGTGAACCTTCTTCAGATTCATAACTACCACCTTTACTTATAAATGTTGATAATTCAACAATTGTTTCATAGTCTTGTACAATAAATTTATCTTGCTCTATTAAGTCTTTTAAATTAGAACACCCTATTCTTTTCACTTGTTTTGTTGTTCTGATACCCATAGAAGAGTTACCAGAGAATCCACCACTAATCTGTTGCCCTGATCTGCCTTTGATAGAAGTTGCTAACATGTTTTCATATTCTAAATCTTGATGTAATATATCAGCTACTTGTTGTCCTATATCATTTATCTCTACAAGAACATATGCTTCATTAAAATGCTTTGCTACATTGTATATAATGGTTGGATACAATAATGGTGATATATCCTTACTTCGATATTTTGCTACAAGTTTGTAAGGCATCTGTGATATATCTACAACAACAAAAGCAGAATAATCTAAACCAACACCTCTTGACACATCAACAGACATTGTGTATATTGCATCTTCTTTTGGTTCTTCATATATCTCAACGTCTTGCCATCTCTTCGTAGGCGTTACGTGTGCTAGTGTTCTTAGCTTAGTAGGATGTATAAGTGTACCAGCTGAACCTAGAAACTCACACTCAAACTCTTGTCGAAATTGTTCTTCGGAAGTATTTGCAATTGTTTCTTTCTTCCACTTTTCATTTCGTCCTGGTACTTGATCCCAATGCACTTCTATTGGTACATATTGACTATTTCTTTCTTCAGCATCAGTCCACATTTTATAGAAATGATTCATACCATTTGGTGTAGATACAATAATTACTTTAGAAGTTTGCCCTGATGATATTGTAGGATACACAGAACTAAAAAACTCTTCTGCTAGATTGTTACCTACAAAAGCAAACTCGTCTAAGAATATTAAATTATATGAACCACCACGAATAGCTGAAGATGATGTGGCGGCGGCTACAACTTTCGAGCTATTCTCTAGCTCAATATTACCTTTGTTCCATACAACGATACCTTGCTGTAACCAACTTGGTAGATATTCATATGCAAACTGTATCTTACCTAGTAAATCTCTAGCAAGAGAACCTTTGTTTGCAAGAATGGCTATATTCTGACTATCTTTAAATAGTATCAACCATAGTATATACGCTGTAACTGTAGTTGATTTGCCTGACTGTCTAGGTAATTTGCATATACTAAAACGATTCTTATTAAAAGTTTCAACCATCTCTTTCTGAAACTTATATAATTTGAAAGGTACAAGTCCTTTATCTACATTAATAATTTTAACATAGTTCTTTGCAAAGTATACTGGATTCTTAGAACACTTTACATATTCACGTACTTCTTCTTTAGTAAAAGAAACTGAAACAGATTTTGCTTTTAAATTAGGATTACCAAGGTATGTTTGAGTAGCCATTATCTTACTGGATCTTTTTCTAGTAATAGTTCTCTATTTTTTAGATGTTCTTCTGCAATATCATCTTTTGATTGTCCATGATATGCA